TAGCAATAGAAGAAAATTCTATGGCTGACGCTCCGAAAAAGAATGCTGTTGCGGCTGAACCGAATCACTTGTCAAACGAGGCAGAAGATTTAGGCGCAGCTGTGGTTAAACCCACGGACAGCAATCCGGACGCAACTAAGAAAGTAAAGGAAGTTTCTGGTCAAGCACCTCAAAAATCTGAGGGTGCTCCTGATCCTATGCCGAAGTTAGATGACAAACATCCATCTAAAGCTATGGAATCAACAGAAACAGAAAACTCAGAAGATAAAGAAATTTCAGAAGGCGAAATGCCAGCAGGACTAAAGAAATATCTGGACAAGAAAGATGATAAAAAATCTGACGACAAAGAAGAATCTTACAAGTCTAAAAAGGAAGATAAAGATGTTGACGTAAAAGAACACGTTGACGCTTTAATCGCCGGTGAAACTGACTTATCAGAAGAGTTTAAAGATAAGGCTGCTACGATTTTTGAAACAGCAATTAAATCTAAAGTTAAAGAGATTGCAGAAGAGATTGAAGCAGACTATAATAATAAATTTGAACAAGAAATGTCAACAGCAAAAGACGAATTGGTTGAAAAAGTAGACTCATACCTATCATACGTTGTAGAACAATGGATGAAAGAAAATGAGATTGCTTTAGAAAGAGGAATCAAGGGTGAAATCGCTGAAGACTTTATTGGTGGACTTAAAAAGTTATTTGAAGACCACTACATTGATGTTCCTGATGAAAAGTATGATGTTTTAGAAGCGCAAGCTGCTAAAGTAGATGACTTACAAAAGAAACTAGATGAGCAAATTTCTAAGAACGTTGAGTTAAATCAAGGTGCTAAAGACCTACAAAGAAAAGAAATTGTAGCTGAAGCGTCTGCTGATTTAGCAGATACTTCAAAAGAGAAGTTTACTAAACTTGTTGAAGAGATTGAGTATTCGTCTAACGAAGACTTTAAGAAAAAAGTTGAGACAGTTAAACAGTCTTACTTTGGAAAAAGTACAGTTAGCGAAGATTTAGATGATGTGGCGGCTGGAGAGTCAACACTTAACAGTGATGACTTATCTTCTAGCATGGCTGCTTACACCGCCGCTATAAGCAAAACAAAAGATATGAAAATATCTATTAAGTAACATATAGGGAGAAAACAAACATGTACTTATCCGAAACACATGAAAAGAAATGGCAGCCAGTCCTAGAGCATCCTGATTTACCAAAAATCGGTGATTCTTACAGACGTGCCGTAACATCTGTTATCTTGGAAAACCAAGAAAGAGCTTCTAAAGAAGACAACGCTTTCTTAAATGAAGCAGCTCCTACTAACTCAACAGGTTCATCTGTTGCAAATTGGGATCCAATCCTAATTTCATTAGTTAGAAGAGCAATGCCTAACCTTATCGCATACGATATCGCTGGCGTACAACCAATGACTGGTCCAACTGGTCTTATTTTTGCAATGAGAAGTAGATACACTTCACAAACTGGTGGCGAAGCTATGTTTGACGAAGCTGATACAGATTTCTCAGGTAGAAATGCTGCTGGTTCTGCTGTAGATGGTTATTCTACAACAGCACAAGGCGGAACAAATCCATCTGTACTAAACGACTCACCATCTGCTGGTGCCTACACAAAAGGTACTGCTATGACTACAGCTGCGGCTGAAGCATTAGGTGATGACTCTGGTAACGCATTTGCTGAAATGGCATTCTCAATTGAGAAGTCAACTGTAACTGCTAAATCAAGAGCTCTTAAAGCCGAGTACACAATGGAACTTGCTCAAGACCTTAAAGCAATCCATGGTTTAGACGCTGAGACAGAACTTGCAAACATCTTATCTGCTGAAATTTTAGCAGAGATTAACAGAGAAGTTGTAAGAACTATCTATATCAACGCTGAAAAAGGTGCAGCTACAAACACAACTACTGCTGGTATCTTTGATTTAGATACAGACTCAAACGGTAGATGGTCAGTTGAAAGATTCAAAGGTCTTATGTTCCAATTGGAAAGAGACGCAAACAGAATCGCTCAAAGAACAAGAAGAGGAAAAGGTAATATGATTATCTGTTCTTCTGATGTTGCTTCAGCACTTCAAATGGCTGGTGTTTTAGACTACACACCTGCATTAAACAATAACCTAAACGTTGACGATACTGGTAATACTTTTGCTGGTGTTCTTAACGGTAGATTCAAGGTATACATTGACCCATACAGTGCAAACTCAAGCGCTAGCCAATACTATGTTGTTGGTTACAAAGGTACTTCACCTTATGACGCTGGTATGTTCTATTGTCCATATGTACCTCTACAAATGGTTAGAGCAGTTGGTCAGGACACGTTCCAACCGAAAATTGGATTTAAAACAAGATATGGTCTTGTTGCGAACCCATTTGCTGAAACAGGCGCTCAGTCTGGTGCAGCTACTCCGGTTAATGACGCTGGTTCTGCTAACTCAAACAGATACTACCAAAGAGTGCAAATCGCAAACTTAATGTAATATCTGTTCTTAACAGAAATAATGAAAGAGGGCGGCTTTATGTCGCCCTTTTTTTTAGCCTAAAACAAAGGAGATTACCATGGATCCTAACAGTTATTGGTTCACGGCACTATTGATAGCAGCTTTGGTTTTTATCGCTCTTTTTATGAAACCAGGACACACTGCTATATTCTAATGGATAAATAGTAGTATGGAAACAGCATTATCAAGACAACCTACAAAGTTAGACTATAGTAGTCCAACACAGTTTAGGTTTCAAATAACAAAACTACCAAAGGTAGAATACTTTTGCACGGCTGCAAATCTGCCTGGTATATCGTTATCAACAAGAATTCAACAGACACCACTTTCTGATATTCCACAACCTGGAGAGAAATTAGACTACCAAACATTAAGAGTAACTTTTATGGTTGATGAGAATTTAGAGAACTATAGAGAGATACATGGTTGGTTGACAGGACTAGCATTTCCCGAAGACCATTCAGAGTATCAACGTATATTAGGAAGTGGCGCCGACCGCTTTCCTACGTCTTCTGGCGCCAACCAGAGAACGGATCCAGGCAAAGTTAAGTACGGTGCAAGTGACCAAGGTGCTATATTTTCAGACGCAACATTGAACATATTGACATCTAAAAACAATGGTAACGTTGAAGTAAGGTTCTCAGACGTGTTCCCTACAACATTGAGTGGACTTGATTATAACCAACAGGCAACAGACGTAGAATACTTGACAGCAACAGTAGATTTTGAATACAAAAGATACGAATTTGCTACAGTTGGTGCGTCAAAAACTAGTGTTACTGTCACATAGAGACTTTACTTTTAAAGTTTTTTGTGTTATAATACTACTTAAATTATGGAGATATTATGGATTTAGAACAACTACAAGAACTAGCCGATAAACGGTTAAAAATCAATGATACTGAACTAGACCTAGAGAGTATCAAAACACCTCAATTACATAACGAGTTTATGAAACACTTAACTAAATTTAAGTTAATGTTAAGTCGTGCCGAGGGCGAACTAATGAATACTAAAAGGGTGCTTTGGGAATATTATACAGGTAAGGCTGACGCCTCTGTGTATGCACAAAGACCATTTAATTACAAATTGTTAAGACAAGACGTAGACCAATATATTCAATCAGACGAAGCCTATGTTAAAGCAAAACAAAAGGTAGATTATCTTTCAACTACTGTAGATTTTTTAGATAGAACTATTAGACAAATTTCAAATAGAACATTCACAATTAAAAATGCAATAGAGTGGAAGAGGTTTACATCTGGTGCTATTTAATGCAACTAGTAAAAGACCATATATTATATTTCGATTCGGCAATTAGGTCTCACACAGCACAGGCTGTGGTAGATTATTATTATCAAAATGCCGATTGGCACGAATCATCTTTCAGTACAGCAGACGGAATATCTCCAGAAACATCTAAAAAAGTATTGATGAATGAATACTGGATAAAAAAAGGTGATGAACATTACGATATATTAAAGTATAGTTTTACAAAAATGGTAGACCAATATATCAAAGTGTATCCTAAAGTTATACCAGAACAGTTTACAGAATTCAGATTAAACCACTATCCAGAGGGTGGTTTTATGAAAAATCATATTGACAACATACATCATTCACATGGACAAAAGTTTGGTTACCCACATATCACAGCATTAATGTTTTTAAATGACAACTTTGAGGGTGGTGAAATAAGTTTGTGTGATGGCGAATACGTACCACCTATAAAACAAGGTAGTGGTATAGTATTTCCTTCTAATTTTATGTTCCCACATGAAGTTAAGAAAGTAACCAAAGGACATAGATATTCTTTAATGACTTGGATTATATAATGGACAAAACAAGATATATTATTATTGAAAGAAAAGATGACGTACATCTAACGATAGAGGCTGATGAGGCCATTCGTAGAGATTTAGGAGAATTTTTTACCTTTGAGGTTCCTGGTTTTAAGTTTATGCCACAATATAGAAGTAGAGTGTGGGACGGAAAGATTAGATTATTCTCATATCAAACAGGTAAAATATATGCAGGTTTATATCCTTATATTTTAAAGTGGTGTGAAGATAATCAGGTACACGTAGTTGATGGCTCAAAAATGCAAGACACCAAGGTTGACGAAGCGAAGGTTGACCAGTTTATTGAGGCATTAAAAATACCGTTTACGGTAAGAGATTATCAAAAAGAAGCCTTTATCTATGCAACACGTAAGAATAGAACATTGTTACTGTCGCCAACGGCGTCTGGTAAATCACTTATTGTATATCTATTGGTAAGATTTAATCTACTTAGATTGAAAGAAGAAAAAAAGAAAATTTTGATTATCGTACCTACAACATCATTGGTAGAACAATTGTTCAAAGACTTTAAAGATTACGGTTGGTCGCCTGAAAGAAACGTACATAGAATATACCAAGGACATGAGAAAGATACAAACAAACAAGTAGTTATTTCTACATGGCAATCTATCTATAATCTACCTAAAAATTGGTTTAAACAATATGGTATGATTGTTGGTGATGAGGCACACTTGTTCAAAGCAGTCTCACTAACTAAAATTATGAGTAATCTAAAAAAATGTCCATATAGAGTAGGTCTAACTGGTACACTTGATGGTAGTAAAACACATAAACTTGTATTAGAGGGATTGTTTGGTAGTGTAAATAAGGTAGTATCTACAACGGAACTTATGGAGAAAGGAAAACTATCTGAGCTAAAGATATACTGTTTGGTCTTAAAACACGATAAAAATACCTCACACTATATGAAAGATAAGACGTATCAGGAAGAAATGGATTTCTTGGTTGCCAACGAGAAAAGAAATGTTTATATAAGAAACTTATGTAAAGGTTTACAAGGCAATTCTTTATGTTTGTTTCAATATGTAGAGAAACATGGTAAACAATTGTATGAAGATATAAAAGAAAAGGCAACAGATAAAAAAGTCTTTTATGTACATGGTGGAATTGATACAGAAGAAAGAGAACATATCAGACAGATTACAGAAAAATCTGATAATGCAATTATTATCGCAAGTTATGGTACTTTCTCTACTGGTATTAATATCAGAAATTTACATAACATTGTATTTGCAAGTCCATCAAAATCCAGAATTAGAAATTTACAATCTATTGGTAGAGGCCTTAGATTAAAAGATAACAATAGTCATGCGACATTATATGACATAGCTGATGACATGACCTATAACGAGAAAGAGAACTACACATTGGCCCATTTTAGAGAACGGATAAATATATACAACAGTGAAGATTTTGATTATGAAATACACAACGTAGGACTAAACAATGACAGCTAGTACAGAAATTAAAATTGTTAAGTTAGTAAATGGTGACGATATCGTTTGTCACATTCCTAGTAAGGGACAACTACCAGAGGCTAACGCTTTAATAAGGTTAATCAAGCCTTTGCAGGTTAAGTATGTTCCACAAGTAACACCAACAGGTATTAGAGATTATATTGCTTTAATTAGATGGACTAATTATACGGAAGATTATGTGGTTACCATTCCTAAAGATAAGATAATGACAATCACAAATGCTAGTGTTCCAATGGCAGAGAGTTGGTCTCATATTTCAAAAGAATATGATAAATCGCCACTTGCTCCGAACACCGGCGGCTTACAAGACACTAAACAAATGAGTAATAAACAAAATGATGAGTTGAATGAAATATTTGACGAGTTTATGGATAGAGACGGTGAAGAGACTATACATTAGGTACTAGGTCCTTTCCTTGCAACCCGCTACACCGCTTATTATACATAAATTTTTAACAATGTCAATGCCAATTTAAGGCTCAATTAAAAATTGAATCAGGCTTGACTTTTACATACTTTTATAGTATTATGAGGACATTATGATAAGTAAAAAGAAACCAGAACATTACGTCAATAACAAAGAGTTTTTGTTAGCAATGACGGAGTACAAAAGACTAGTAAACGAGTCTGTTAAAAACAATCAACCTAAACCACCAGTAACTAATTACATTGGTGAGTGTTTTCTTAAAATTGCCAACCACCTATCTTACAGACCTAACTTTATAAACTATACGTTTAGAGACGATATGATTAGTGATGGTATAGAGAACTGCTTACAATACTTAGACAATTTCAATCCAGAGAAATCAAATAATCCATTTGCATATTTCACACAAATTATATACTATGCATTTGTAAGACGAATTCAAAAAGAGAAGAAACAGGTAGTAATCAAACAGAAGATGATTGCTGATTCTAATTATGATGATATGACATTACAACCAGGTGAAGACAGAGAGTTTAAGAATCAGTTTAGTGAATTTTTAAAAGCAAATCTTCCTAAAGAAAATGCAGAAGAAATAGAACAACAAAAAAAGACAAATGAAAGACTAAAAAGTTTACGTAAAGCCAAGAAGAAGAAATAATCATGTTAGAAGTAATTGATAACTACTTAGATGATGAAACATTTAAGCAGATGGAAAATATTATGGTGCAAACAAAGTTTGATTGGCACTACACAGAAGACATTACTACACATTTAGGTAGTGATAATCCTTATTTCTATTTCTGCCACCAGTTTTATCTACATAAAAATTTTGAAACATCACAATTTTTTGATATATGTATACCATTATTAAGAAAGTTGGAACCTACGGCCATTCTACGAATCAAAGGCAACATGTATATCAATCAAGGTATAGGTGTAGTAGAACATTCCGAACATAAAGACTATGAATTCTCACACTTTGGTTGCCTGTTTAGTATTAATACA